CCTTCACGCACGCACGGCCAGAATTCGTTGACCACTTTGGAGGACAGAAATGCCCCGCACGGGTAGGCCCGCGCAGCCGGTCGCGCTGAAGCTGGCGAAGGGCGAGCGCCGGCCGTCGCGGGTGAACTACGACGAGCCCGTGCTTCCGGTCGCGCGCGGCACTGATCCGCCCGAGGGACTGACGGGTGCGGGGCTGCGGGAGTGGCTGCGGATCACGTCCATGCTGGTCGAGGCGGGCGTGCTGAGGGACACGGATCTGCCGGCGATGGAGGACTACTGCCGTCGGCTGACCGATCTGCGGGCGCTCGAGGTCGAGCTCGGCGCCCAGAGGGCCGTGGTGAGGCATCAGGAGAAGGCGAAAGACCGCGACTTCGCCCTGCTGGTGAGCGGGTGGAAGGCGATCGACGGCGCGGAGAAGCGTCTGATCGTGCTCCAGGCTCAGGTGAACGTGCTTCGGCGGGAGATCGGACTGACGCCGTCGAGCCGTTCGGCGGTGAAAGTGCCGCAGCGGAAGCCCGAAGAATCGTCGAAGGACAAGGCGGCGAGGTACATGAGTGCCATCCGTGGCGGTCGCGCGTAGGCGGCGGGTCGTCGCCAAGCCGAAGAAGGCGCCCCCGCGGCGCCCCGCGGCGCTCCCGTGGTGGGGCCCGGGGCCTTCTCCGGCTCGGCGATGGCCCGGCGTCATGCTTGAGATCCCGGCCGTCTGGTCGCGCCAGGCGAAGCGGTGGGAGTCGCCGGACGGGCGCTACCACTTCGACGTGGACGCTGCGGACTGGGCGGAGGGCTTCTTCCCGGCGATGCTGGTTCATCACATCGGGGAGTTCAATGGCCAGCCGTTCAACCTGCTCGACTACCAGCGCATCCTGATCCGCGCGGCGTTCGGGTGGAAGAGGCAGGACGGGCTGCGGCGGTTCCGCAAGGTGTTCCTCGCCATCCCGAAGGGGAACGGGAAGAGCCCGCTGTGCTCGGGGGTGGGGCTGCTGCTCGCGGCCTTCGACAACGAGGCCGGCGCCGAGGTCTACGCCGCGGCGGCCGACAAGCAGCAGGCTCGGATCGTGTTCGACACGGCGCGAATCATGGTCGAGAAGTCCGAGAAGCTCGGCCAGGCCTTCGAGGTGTTTCGGGATTCGCTCAAGGTGCGCGGCGGGACGGAGTACTTCCAGGTGGTCTCGGCTGACGCTCCGACGAAGCACGGGTTCCGGCCGCACGGGATCGTGTTCGACGAGTTCCACGCGCAGCCGACGCGCGAGCTCTACGAGACGCTTGATCGGGGGACGGTGAAGCGGCGCCAGCCTATGGCGTGGCTCGTGACGACGGCCGGCGACGACGACGAGTCGATCTGCTTCGAGGAGTGGGAGTACGCGCGCGGCGTTATGGCTGGTTCCAAGCAGGACGAGACCTATCTCGCCATGATCTTTGAGGCCGGCGCCGAGGAGGACTGGACCGACATCGACGTGGTGAAGCGGATCAACCCCGGGTGGGGCGTCACGCTGAAGGCCGACGCAGTCGAGAACGCGCTCCTCGCCGCCCAGAACGAGCCGCGGAAGCGGAACAGCTTCCTACAGCTTCACCTCAACCGATGGGTCAACCAAGCCACGGCGTGGATTCCCGTGGAGTGGTGGGACACCTGCTCCGCCGCGATGCCGTCGGACGCCGAGCTCGCCACGTACCCGTGTGCGCTCGGGATCGACATGGCGCAGAAGATCGACTTGACGGCAGCCGTGACGGTGTTCCGGCTCCCACTCGAGCAGGACGAGGGAGAGACGGTCGAGGTCACGAGCGAGGACGAGGCCGGCGAGCCCGTGAAGCGGACGCTCTCGCTGAACTACCGCATCGCGATCCTCCCCGCGTTCTGGCTGCCCGAGGACACGCTGCGAGAGCGGGCGGCGGTCGATCGGGTGCCCTACGACATCTGGCGCGACGAGGGGCTGCTGAAGGCCACGAGCGGCGCGGTGATCGACTCGGACGCGATCGTCTCGCACGTCCTGGGCCTGGCCAAGCGGTTCCCGCTGGCGAAGCAGGCCGAGGTGGGCTACGACCCGGCGTTCGCCACCGAGATCGCGGTGCGCCTCCAGGCGGCCGGCTACAAGACGATCGAGGTACTGCAGAACTACAAGCACCTGAGCGAGGCGTGCCAGGTCTTCGAGGCGCTCGTGAAGTCCAGGCGGGTGATCCACGGGGGGCACCGGCTGTTGCGGTGGAACGTCGAGAACGTGGCGGTGAAGCAGGATGACGCGGGCCGGATTCGCCCGGTCAAGCCGCGCAAGCAGGCGAAGCGGATTGACGGGGTGGTGGCGACGATCATGGCGCTCAGCCGCATCATGGCGCTGCCGGATCCGAGCCCGCCGCAGGACTACGGCGAGGAGGTATGGGTTGGATAGGCTCGACGCCCTGGGCATGGTCGGCCTCGCGCTCGTCGCGGCGGGCGTCTGGGCCCTCGCTGGCTGGCCGTGGTGCGCCGTCCTCGTCGGGTCCGTGCTCATCGGGTTGTTCGCCGTGCGCGAGGTCCGCGCCATCGTGAAAGGGTAAGCCATGGGACTCTTCGCCGCCGTCTGGAATCCCGAGCCGCGAGCCTCGGTCACCTGGGGGCCGCTCGACGATCGCTGGTATACGGACGACCTCGGCTTCGCGTTCGATCGCGACTCGGCCATTGGTAGCGGGCTGGTGCTCAGCGCGGAAAGCATCCTGCGCTGCGGGACGGTACTCGCGGGCGTGCGATTCCTGGCCGACGCCTGGGCGATGTGCCCGGCGACCGCCTACCGCGCGACGGACCGTGGCCGCGTCGAGGATTCCGGCCACTACTCGCAGACGCTGCTGCGGGACCCGAACGCCTGGCAGACCGACTACCGATGGCAGCACATGAACATGGTCCGCTGCGCGATCTGGGGGAACGCGCACAACGAGATCCGCCCCGCGCGCGGGTCCTGGGCCGGCGAGCTGTGGCCGCTCGATCCCGGCCGGGTCAGCATCGAGGACCAGCGCGCGGACGGGACGCTGGTCTACCGATACCGGCCCCAGAAGGGAGAGGCACGACAGATTCCACAGGAGCGCATGCTCCACTTCCGTGGGCTCAGCACGGACGGCGTCGAGGGCGTGAAGATGTACGCCTTGATCCGGAACGTAGTGTCGATCGCGCTGGCGGCGGAGCAGCACACGGCGGCATTTCTCCGAAAGGGCTCTCGGCTCTCCGGCCTCGTGACGCCGACGACTCCGCTGGAGAAGGAGCAGCGCGACGCGCTCCGCGCATCACTGAACAAGGATATGGGCGGGGCCTCGAACACAGGGTCTTACGGCGTCTTGCCGTTCGGGGTCGAGGTCAAAACGGTAGCCTCGACGAACCGCGAGGGGCAGCTCGTCGAGCTCAGTGACATGCAGGTGGGCGCCATCCTTCGATTCCTTGGGGTGCCCGGCGTCGTGGCCGGCTACGCCGACAAGACCGCGACCTACGCCAGCGCGAAGGAGTTCTTCGAGAGCGGCGGGATCAAGCACTGCGTGCTGCCGTGGGTCACGAACTTTGAAGCGGAGGTATCGAAGGCGCTCCTTGTCCGCGGCGACGGCCGACAGATCAAATACAACCTGGGCGTCCTGTTGCGGTCCTCGACGAAGGAGACGTATGCGGCGCTCATGACGGCAATCGGTCGGCCGTTCATGACGGGCAACGAGGGCCGTCGGATCATCGACCTCAACGCGGTGGATGGCGACCCCAGCATGGACCAGTGCGTCCTTCCGAAGAATACGGGGCCGGACCCCGAGCCTGCCGGTGGCGCCCCGGAGCCGGCGGCGCCCCCGCGGCGTGGCAGGCCGGCGCCTGCCACGGACTACGAGGATGCGCGCTCGCGGGGCTGGCAGTTCGCGCTCGACGCTTCCGCCCGCGTCGTCCGCCGCGAGCTTGCGGCGCTTCGTGATCGAGCGCCGATGGCGGCCCGCGACCCGGAGGGCTGGCGGGAGTGGCTCGTCGGCTACTACGCCCACCACGTCGAGCACGTCGTGGACGTCCTCCACGTCGAGGAGGCGGTGGCGCGGTCGTACGCGGAGAAGCAACGGGACACGATCCTCGCGGAAGGGCTCGCGGTCTGCGAGTCGTGGCACGAGACGATCCCCTACAGGCTGGCCTCGCTGGCCTACGGAGACTGAGCGATGAACGACTATCGACGGGTCCTGAGCTACTTCTACGGCCAGCCGTGGGCGCTCGAGCGGTCGAAGTTCGACGAGATCGAGGCGATCCTGCTCGCCCGCGCGGCCGGCGAGCGGCTCTCCGATGAGGAGATCCGGGCCCGGATTGGGCAGGGCCAGCGGCCACCGCTCGCGCTGTGGGACATCGAGGCCGAGGCCTTCCTCGCCGCCGACGGTCAGGGGGTCACGGAGCGGCGTCAGGTCGTCTCGGTGATCGGGGTCTACGGGGTCATCACGCACCGGGCGTCGATGTTCACGCAGACCTCGGGGCTGGCGAGCGCCGAGGGCATCCAGTCCCGCGTCCGGGCCGCGGCCTCCGATCCGGGCGTCACGTCCATCGTGCTCGACGTGGACAGCCCCGGCGGCAGCGTCTTCGGCATTCAGGAGCTCGCGGCCGAGATCCGGGCGGCCCGCGCCCAGAAGCCCGTCAAGGGCATCGCGAACGCCATGGCGGGCTCCGCCGGCTACTGGATCCTCGCGCAGGCCGACGAGTCCTTCGTGACGCCCTCGGGCCAGGTCGGCAGCGTCGGGATCTTCGTGGAGCACGAGGACCGCTCCGAGGCCAACGCGAAGGCCGGCATCAAGATCACGACGATCACGTACGGGAAGAACAAGATGCTCGGCTCCCCAAACGAGCCGCTGAGCGACGAGGCGCGGGCGGAGCTGGAGAAGCGGGTCAGCGACTACGGCCAGGCCTTCGAGGAGGACGTGGCGAAGGGCCGGACCTCGGCCGCGCGCCGGATGACGGCAGCGAAGGTGCGCAGCGAGTTCGGGCAGGGCCTCATGTTCGGGGCAGCCGAGGCCGTCGAGCGCGGGATGGTGGACCGGATCGGGATGATGGACGAGGTTCTGCGCCGTGCCGGAGGCCGCACGAAGGCGCCGGCCGTCGTGGCCGCCGAGGCGCCGAAGCTGGAGCCCGCGGCCGACGCCGAGCGCCTAGCGGCCGTGGCGCGGATCCGTGGGCTGTAAGGTCTTGACACCTGTGGTAGGCTAACCACGTAAGTCGTCGGGCACCGGCCGCGAGGTCGTGAAGCCCACCCCCCGCAGATAGGGGCGCTCTCCAATGAGGCGCTCGGAGCGGGCCACCCAGAAGACGGTTTCTGGGGTGCCAGCCTGAGCGCCCTTCGCTTTTCCTGGCACCCGCCAAGCGAAGGAGAGGCCCCATGGCCGTCAAGGTCAACGAACTTCGGCAGCGCAAGATCGAGGCCCAGAAGGCGCTCGACGCCCTGCACGACGAGCAGTCCGGCGCGAAGAGCGCCTATTCCGCGCTGCTGGAGAAGTCGGCGCGCGGCACCATCTCCGACGAGGAGAAGCCGAAGCTGATCGAGGCCGAGAAGGTCGCGGCCGCCTTCGACGGCAGGATCAGCGCCCAGCGCAGGCTGGTCACGCTGGCCGAGGAGGAGCACGGGGCCGAGGAGGAGCGCCTCCGCATCGAGGACGCCGAACTCGCGAAGAAGCCCTCGGGCCGGATCAAGGCCGGCGCCCCGAACGCCGAGGAGGATCCCAGGAAGGGGTTCCGCTCGGCGAACGACTGCCTGCAGACGATCCTGCAGGCGGGCCGCAGCGGCAAGCCGGACGAGCGGCTGAAGATGCTCGCCCAGGACACCGACGAGGAGGGCCGCTCCTACCTCTTGCCGGTCGCGTTCACGCCGCGCTACCTCGCCACCGTGGGCTCCGACGAGCACGGCGAGTACGACGACCGCTACGGCGGCTTCTCGGTCGCCACGACCCGCCTGGCGCCGCGCCCCCTCATCGGCTTCGAGGGCGACCCGACCATGGGCCGCACCGAGATGGTGCCGATGGCGTCGCCCTCCGTCGAGATGGAGGCGGCGACCGACAAGGACCACAGCTCCACCGTGTCCGCCGGCCTCACCGTCGCCCGTAGGGCGGAGGCCGCGGCGATCGCGGCCAGCCGCCAGACCCGCGAGATGCTCACCATGAAGGCGGCCTCCGTCTTCGCGCTCGCCTACGCGACGGAGGAGATCCTGGCCGACTCCCCGGGCTCCTTCATCGCCCGCCTCGAGCAGGGATTCTCGCTGCAGTTCGCGGCGTACATGTTCAACGAGAAGCTGCGCGGGAAGGGCGGCGACCAGTACCTCGGCGTCCTGACCGCCCTCGCGGCGTCCGGCCTCGGTCCCACGCTCAGCGTGGCCAAGGAGAGCGCCCAGGTCGCGGACACCATCGTCTACAACAACGTCATCAAGGCGCGGGCCCGCTGCTGGGGCTACTCAAAGGCGATCTGGCTGGCGAACCACGACTGCTACCCGCAGCTCGCGGTCCTCGCCGTTCCGGTCGGCGTCGGTGGCCAGCTCGTCTACCAGCAGAGCCTGGTCGAGGACCGGCCCGACATGCTGCTCGGCCGGCCGATCTTCTACTCGGAGTACATGGGCACCATCGGCGACCAGGGCGACCTCCTGCTCGGCAACTGGAGCCAGTACCTCGAGGGACTCTACCAGCCGCTGCAGTCGGCGGAGTCCATTCACGTCCGGTTCGTGAACCACGAGCGCGCGGTCAAGTTCTGGCTGCGGAACTGCGGTCAGCCGTCGTGGCGCACCGCCCTGACCCCGAACAAGTCGGCCTCCACGCTCTCACCGTTCGTCGTGCTCGACGCTCGGTAAGTCGAAAGGAAAGGAGTAGCAAAACATGGTCTCCACCACGACCGCACACAAGGCGCTCGCCAAGTGCGAGCGGCGCCTCGTCGAGTACGACTCGGACGGCGCGCTCAACCTCGTCGACCTGGCGCAGCCGCAGGCCGGCGCCGCCAGCACCTGCCTCCCGATCGCGAACTTCCGCCGCTTCGTCGGCGGGCTGTTCCGGTCCGTCGGCACGGGTACCGTCACCGCCTTCCACATCGTCGCCGCGACCGACGCGGCGGGATCGGGAGCGGTGGCCGTCGTCTCCCACGCCATCGGCTCCGCGCCGGACGCCGTCAACGACACGATCTGGCTCGAGTGCGACGCGGAGCAGATCCACGAGGTGCTCGCCGGGGCCACCCACGTCGGCCTCCAGGTCGATCTCCTGACGGCGACCGACGAGTGCGTCTTCTACTTCGAGCGGTCCGAGCCGTTCTTCGGTCCGCGCGCCGGCCTCACGGCCGACTACATCGCGTAAGGGGAGGGAGCCATGGGATACCCGAACCCCGCAGCCAACGA